CATCCCCAGGACTTCAAGCCCCTTCACGTAGGCTTCGACCCAGTCCTTGCGGCTCTGGATGTCCTCGTCCACATCGCTGATCAACTGGCTGGCGAGCGACTGCAGGGCACTCTCGTCCATGAACTCCGCGAGATTCGCATCGAAGTCCTCCGGGCTTTCTGCACCGGGCTCAAGGACGACCTCCAAGCCGTCGATGCCCACCGTGACGGAGTCAGGGTTCTCGATCTCGATCTCGATGGCGGGCTCGGTGGGGGCTGCAAGGCCCATGGGCGTGGGGGTGGTGTACAGCGCTTTGTCGATGTTGGTCGCCATGGGGGCTCCAAAGAATGTGGGGGTCAGTAGTACGCCGCACGCCGTGCAGCGGTGGGAGTGTAGTCGCGGTAGTCACTTGGCAGGTCGATGAATCCACCTTGGCGGAAGCGGGCGAGCACCATGGACACGCAGTCCACTTGGTCGTCGTTGGACCCGAAGGGGAACGCCACGACCTCCTCGATCACATCCTCGGCCCACCTACGGCCCTCGGGGTACCACACCATGCCTGAACGGATGATGTCGGCCACAGCGTTGATGCGGGCCACCTTGTCCCCAGTGCCCCTGTGGGGCGTGAACTCCTGCACGGGGATCCCCAACCGACGCAGTTCCTGATACAGCGGTGTGCCGCTGGATTTCTTCTCAACGATGAACGAGTCGGGCTCCCAATCCCTCCACTCACGTATGGCGAGGTCCTTCAATTCAGGGAACTCTACACGTACCTTGATGGCGTTCAACAGAATGATATGTGGCTCGCCCTTGGTCAGTTCATCGTCAGTGAAGACTCCAAATGTCAGTAGCGCAGTGTAGTCACCACGGTTGTTCTTCTCTGCCGCAGCGTCCAGCGCCATGATGACGTAGTCGCACTGGGGTGCGGATTCGCGTTTCCACGGCTTCCACCAGTCCCGCTGAATGATTGCGCCCTGCTCCCCCGTGGGGTTCTGCATGAACTGGGCGTTCCACTGGTAGGCAGGCATTGACGCCTTGGTCCGCTCCAGCGCATCCAGATCAAACTTCTCAGGCCAGAGGGCCTTGACCCCGCTGGAGGTCTCCAGCATGGCGGGGAACTCGAAGACCTCGTACTGATCTGCCTTGGGATTGTTCACACCGTCCTTGACAAGGTGCCCAATGAGGTCATCCTGGTGCCAGCGGGTGTGAATGACTGCTATCCTGCCGCCAGACATGAGGCGAGTACGTGCGCCAAACGTGAACCATTGGTAGGCTTTCTCAAGTTCTTCAAAATTACCCGCCAAAAGGTCTTGTTCTGAGTGTGGATCGTCAACTAAAAGCAGGTCAGCACCCCGTCCAGCGAGGGCAGCACCAACACCGCAGGCGTAATACTCGCCCCCACGGTTGGTAGACCAACGCCCAGCGGATTTTGAGTCCTGAGCGAGGTTAATTCCAGGAAAAATGGACGTATATTTGGGGTCTGCGATGATATTTCGCACCTTCCGACCGAAATCGACGGCCAAATCGCCCGTGTGGGACACCATCAGCACCTTTTTATCGGGGAATTTGCCCAAAAACCACGCTGGAAAGAGCGTAGAGACTAGGTGTGACTTGCCGTGCCGGGGTGGAATGGACACTGCGATACGATCTTTGTGTCCGTAGGCGATCTGTGTCAGCAGTTCCGCCAGTTTTTTATGGTGGGTAGCGACGATGTAGCTAGAGTCCATGTGCTGGCAGAAGGCCAGCAGGTCATCTCGGCACGCTTTGGCGTGCTTTCGCCGCTCCAACTCCTCCACAACGGCCATCAACTGCTCCTGCTCGGCAGGGGTCAGCTTCCCGGTGTTCGCCATCAGGGCCTGAACCTCGACAGCGGTGAGGGTTGTGCTCACTCCAGCCCTTCCAGGGCGGTGTCAACGTCGATGGGTGCACTGGTTGTGACTGGCGGAGCCAGGATCACGGCCTCTTCGGCAGTGTCTGTGCCCATCAGGCGGCGCAGCTTGTCCCGCAGGGTGTTCTCAAGCTCGACCGTGGAGCGGTTGTTGACGGTGATCTCGGTGCGTTCGGTGAACAGCCCAACGTCGGAGACCTTCCCAAGCAGTTCCAGGGCCCGCATGCGCGTCTTGGCGTCGGGGTTGTCGGTCTCCAAGATCAGCCGATTGGTGACGTAGTTGCGCAGTCGCTTGGCGTCGCGCACCACTTCCATGTCGTACTGCGTCAGCAGGCGGTCGATGTAGAGGGCACCCTCCGGGGTAGCCATGATCTGCGTGGGGGACGCTTGGCCTGCGTTGATGTGCTTGAGCACGCTGGTCGCTTGGGCCCGCAGGGTCTCCGGCTCAGGGGGTTCGTACTCGTAGCCCTCGTCAAGCAGGACAGAGGCGGTGTTGCACGCGGCTTGCGCCTTGGCCCGCAGGGCAGCGTATTCCGCTGTGCTCAGGGCCTTCGTGCCTGTCGGTAGGGGGACAAAGTCGTCAAGCTGAGCTTCGATCATGATGGTGGCTTCCCGCGCCGCACCTTGGCGTGCCCTGATCGTACCCCCGAGAGCCTTGTGGTGTCAACTTGGGTTCTCTGGGTCCCATTGACGGGGTGGGTTCTCTGGGTCCCCTTTGGGGGTGGGTGCGCTATTTGGAGGGGGTGGGGTGATGGTTTGGGGTTTTGCGTTAGCGGGCTTAGGGACTTAGTGTGTTAGCGGCTTAGGGACTTAGTACTAATAGCGGATTGGGGGTGTTCAACGGAAGTGGTCGTCGTTTGTCTGGAATACAGCGTAGCGAGCGGCGCGGGACTCCAAACGCTGCGCGGGGGGTGGGGCTAGGGTGGGTTGTTAAACGCTGTATAACTTGACGTCATTTCCTGTCGTGGTACAGTTCACCCATGCCGCAGATGTCCTGCGGTATCGGGCCCGAACGTATCGGGAGCGACACTAAAGGGGAAACACCATGTCGCGCAAAAGTGCACTCACCCACGGGGTTTCGGCAGTCGCTGAGGCCGTTCAACAACAATGCGGCCCCAGCGTCAGTGACGCGGCCGGGGCTGAAACCCAGGCCCGGGACAAATGGCTCCGCGCAGGGAAGGCCCTGGCGAAAGCCGGAGTCACGAGTCAAATGCTCGTGCGGTCCACGGAAAAGAAGCCGAATGATGCATATGACCCGAGCCTGTATGAAGCCGTCCGGGGTTTCATCATCCAAGGGGTTTCAGTCGCTAAGAAGAACCTCACGTTCGCCAGCATCGTCCCGGGCAGCATTTGCGAAGAGAACCCGAAAGGGTCGAACAAATGGACAGTAGCGACGCTACTGGCCCTGACCCGGGAACAATTGAGGGACATCGACGATGACATCCTCAAGACCCAGCGACGGGTCTACATGATGCTGATCGACGGCCCGATGTTTAGCCGGATTCGGGATTATGTTGACCGGGCAAATGGGGTCGAAAAGACCCGCGAGAAAGGGGCCGAGAAGGAAGAACCCACGAAGACCGACGATCCTATCGTCACCATTCAGGGCTGGATCAATCAGGCTACCAAGATGGTCGATGTCGCAGACGTCCACCGGTTCCAGGATGCGGGACATGAAATGATCGCTTGCCTCCGCAGGGTCAAGAAGTCCTGACACTCAGCCCCGGCACTGCCGGGGCTTTTCATCGCCCCCAGGGTTCGCGCCCTGGGGGCTTTTTTGTGTCTGCCGGAGACGCGCTTTGCGCGGCAGGGACCGGATGTCAAAAGCACGCAAGCGGCACGCGGGCACGCAAGCACGGCGCCCCAATGGCGGCACGCAAGCACACACGCAGGCTGCGCCCACATGGCCCTCCGCACGCGCAGAGCCAACGGCAGAATGTTATACAGTGTATAACATCGGCCACGCTGACACCGCCCAGGGCAGACACCCGGTCCCTCGCAGCACGCAAGCGCGGAGGCGGGGTAAGAGCCGTGGCACGCGGGGGTCGAAAGCGGCCCGAGAGCATTGTTCCTAATGTTCTGCGATGTTCCGGCGGAAGCGAGCACGCAAGTGCTTGATTTGGAAAGCGAAGTTCGTT